TGTAACACCTTGAGGTGTATCGTAAAGTTTGAACTCTGGAACTTTGATGCCCATTGCGCGGTATACCGCGTCCGCCGTTGCCTCTTCCCGAATATGTTCGGGACTAGCACCACGTTTGAGAACGTACATGTACCCGGTAACTGGATCTCGAACTAACATAGCGCCAGTTGAGCCACCTAATTTTTGCACAGTCTCAAGCCTTGACACCAAGTCGTTAGGGAATAAAGGTGGTGGCAGTTCGACCGGTTTCCAATCCTCGGCAAACTCTTCCATGTAAGGCAATTCGGTGCAACGGCATTGAATTATAATTTCCAGCGGTGCGCCTAAACTGCCATCACCTGGGTACATCAGTTTAAAACCACCAACAATGAATGGTTCATTTATTGGTATAGGTCCAATGCTGCCGCCTTCACTGTAAGTTGCCCAAGCCGTTAGGTGAGTAGGTCTTGTTCGATTGTCACCCGTCGCCCACCATTCTTTATATTCTACTTCCCAAGCGCCGTACAAATGGTGAGACCCCGCATTGCTGCCCCGCATGGTTTGATCGCGTGCTATCAATTCACGACGATATTTGGGGCTTCTGTCCGTAAACCACTGCAATTCCTCGTCTGTCAGTTTTCTACCTTCGAGCGTAAAATCGGGGTCAGTGTACTTTTCCCAAGTCATGTTTAACTGCTTTTCCATTTCGGGAATAGTCCACCCATTTTCCATTGCCTGCCTGAGCATTTCTGAAACGTCTTGGTGTGTCGTCTCAAGAATTGGCTGTGCAAAAGTCATGGTGTAGTCTTTGAACCATGCCTCAGCCAGCAAATTCCGAACATCAAATTGCATTCCAAAAGCGACATTCAGAGTGTCGGTCTGGTCACTGATGACGCCTTCGAGCATCGGCATAAACTCTTCGCGCCACTCCTCACCTGCAAATTGAGAGAAATAAGCGTCCCAATCGCGTTGCACCTTTGACCAATTTACTGTGGCTTTTAGTCGCAAAGCCGCCTTTTTTGCCTTGTTCAGAATGGCAAGCAAGGCACGCCGGTCTTTCTCGAATGCCTGGTCTGCTGCTTCTTCAAAAGCCGGTTCCCAGTCCCGCGCCGTCTTGTCAATTTTGCGGTGTAGAGCCTGCTTTTGCCTAAGACTCAACCTACCTTTTTTTTTAATTGTAAAGGTACAATGTTGCTCTTACTGCCATCTGCCCGGTCGTCCTCTTCTGCCTCAGCAGCGCCCTGTTGCGTTGACTCTTGCTCTGGTGGTGTGCTGCCTGCTGGCAAAAGACCCATGTTTACGTAACCAATATCACCGCCGGGCACATCACCTAACTGCCCGCTGAGCCCAACCGACGCAAACGCCTGGTTTGCTGGCACGCCCATCTGCCACATTTTGAACGCCGCATCAGTCAATTCTGTTATGTCTTCCTGCAATGCTGGAATTTTGCTTGTGTCATATGCAACGAATTCGCCTGATTCGCCCTGCAAGTAGTATTGAAATTCTACCTGAAACAGACGAATTTCCGGCAATAGTGTGTCTTCCCAGCACATTCGCCGGTCAGTCTTTTTGTTATTGTATGTCGCGCCTTGCATTCCAATGCGCGTATTTAACACCGTGAGAGGTACACCGAACGGCCCAAGAATTCGCGCTTCCGACCGCTCATCTATGACTTTAAAACCTAATTCGTCAAACGACATGCCGAGACGTTCCAATGACGCGCCACTGTCGAGCACCGCCGGCTTCAACCATCCTTCTGTGCCACCGTAAATTTCCGTCCAGCGTTCGCGTACCCGTGCTACGTCTGCATCCGAAATTGGGTCGCCAAATTGTATAGCCACATTCGTCATAAGGCCACGTTCAAAGAATTGCTTTAGGAATTTTGTGACTTCGTTGTCTGTGTCTGCTGACCAAGCCAAAGCCGACATTGGCGAGAGGCCATAACCCATTCCTTCCAACGGGTCAATCGGATTCGGGAACTTAACGTGCATTATATTTTGTGGCAAATAAGGAATAGCATCGCGCTTTGGTTTGTTCTCTGGCACGTACAAATAGCCCATGACGCCGGCCTTTTTCTTAGATTTATCAGGGACTATGAACATTCGGTCTGGACGAATGTTGTACATGGCCACAGGCAAACCTTCACGCTGTTCCCGTTCGAGGTACGTGTAATTATTGCCAGAAATGTTGAGGTATGCAACTGCCTGCTGTTGGAATTCCGACCATGATTGGTGAATGTTTGGTCGTGCTACGAGCTTTGCGAGGGGGTGAGAGGTATCAATCGGTTCCGGTTGGCTAATATCGCCTTTATACGCTTTGAGAGGTGCTGAGGCGATAGCACGCGCTTTGTACATCACCGCGCTATAAATGAGCGAATTGGTACTAAAACCGTCTCTGACATAGGTCTCAAAATCGACCAAGTGCCATTGTGGCTGGCCACGGCGAAAACTGGGCCACAAAAACGGCAAGCGCTTTTCCTGCATTGCCGCCGGCAATTGCGTGCGCCGTGGCATTCCACCTTGGAATACATTCCATGCTAATTTTGCTCTGGTCAAAATTCCCGGTTTTGCCATAAAAGTAAGAACGCCATGACAAGAGCATTTTAAAATTGCTCTGGCTAATGGCGTTCCTTTTGCGAGCAGGAAAGCCCGTTATTTCCTTTTCCTAAGTTCTGCTGTTCGTGGCGAAATTTCAAGCCATCGTTCAATACCATCCACCATCATTAGAAGCGCTTGCCGAACTGTCAGCATCAGTTGACCATTTTTCTCTTCAACTTTGCCGACCGTGGCAGTCGTCTCTTGAAATTCTGGTGGTTGCGTTGTCGTTTTTGTTATGTTCATTATAGCAATATTAATATACTATGTCAAATTATGGTCAAAGCCCACCGCTAGCACATCGAACGTCTCATCATATGCCAATGCGACGCCCGGCAATTCGGGAATGTCTTGCGGAGTAAAGAAAAGCGTCGTGCCAGGGCGAGGGCTGTAGATGAGATGTTTCATTTTTGACCTGATGACTGTTGACTTGCCCGAATAGCCGGGAAACCTTTCCATTGCTGCTATTTGAATTGAATTGAATAGTTTTTCATTCATGACTAACTAATCGCTTAAACAATCTTTCCAATTCTCTATCTAAATCAATTGTAATTCCAACACCGCAAGGCCCGTTAAAATCAAGTGATGACCAATCATCTGGCAAAATTAGTCGAGTTAAGAACAAATGTAAGTCATCTGAGAATGTATCTAATTCCTTACACTGTTGCAATTGCTCCTGCAAATGGTTCAAACTTTTCTTTACGGCCCCTATCCATAGGCGATAAAAGTCACTTTTGCTTGGACGAAACATACCTTTTAAATAACAAGCCTCTTTGGAATAGACCACAATGCCAATATTCTCGGACTCTTGCCTCACTACATCGTGAGTGTAACGCAAGGTTGCGTATTGGAAAGTATGTTCTTTGTTATCCAATCAAAACCCCCTTCGGCTTTACCATTAAATATGACAAGGCCCAGACGAGACCGTCTAACCTGTTAGGACTCTTCATTCCCTGGCCCGGCTCCCAAGTGCAAAGTTCATCCTCAAGAGTTGCGAATGTGCCAACGTGATGCCCCCTGCCCTGTTCGTAAATTGCCGCCACTGGTTCAGCCCTAACAATTTTCCCTCTTGAGGCCCACGCCTCTTTAAATGCTAACTGCTTCCCACCTGGCACGTTCCAAATTGTGTTCCGCACCATGTCGCCGCCAAAATTTGTTTCGACAATAACGCGGTCAGCTTTGTAAATATTATACGCTGTGACGACCGCTTTACCCCATTCGTTCGGCAAACCGCTCAAACTGCAATCCGCTATAACATAACCATGCTGCTCACCGTCTTGCATTGCTATGCCGGCCACGACAATTCCACATTCGCCGGTTACACTGCCTGGCGGGTCAACGCCTACCACGACGCGCTCTAAATCCGGGTAGGTTGTGACCCGGTGCGCTTCTATCATCTCGGTGCGCCGCCACAATGCGCCTGGTGCGTCCTCTACATCCTCAGCAAGAATTTCCTGTCTGTAGGCGAGGTTCGTCATATCTTGGACAATTTCCGCCAGCGCCTCCTTGCTAATATGCGGGTTGTCATGACTTGTAAAGTGAAATGCTTCCCATCGCCCGGTTGTGTCCTGTTGAGCCTTCTTGAACATCTTGGCAGCATGACGCGGATCACGCGCCCGGCTTCGAGCAGCACTCTCTATGGAAGGTGGCGTGTAAATAAAAACCGCGTCGCCGTCGTTGTCAAGAAGCATCGGCGCACCGACCTTGCCCCAGGCTTCTTCTTTCATCAACTGCCACTCATCATAAATGAGCAAATCGGCATAGTCGCCGCGCATGGTGTCAGCATCCCAAGCCGTCTTTGCCCTGATGCGTTGCTCTGTG